AATAATGGAACAAAACACATTATGGAAGAAATCGAGAAACTTAGCGACACCGTTGATAATCTTGATGATGGTTTGCAGTTGCAGCCTAATTCCAACTAAACAGATAGAGATTACAGCAAAACCACTAGATAGAACAATAGTTCAACCAGTGATGCCGCGAGAAATCGATTTAAAAGACCCAACTTGGATTGTGGTCAACCCTGATAACTGGGAAGACCAGTTAGCCAGAATAGAAGAGCAAGAAGGAGAACTGGTTTTTCTTGCAATGACTATACCAGATTATGAAGTGATGGCATATAATATGCAAGAACTCAAAAGGTATATCACAGAACTTAAGGACGTCGTAGTATACTATAGAGAAGTTACTATGCCGCCAAAAGATGAGCCAAGCGACAAGTAGGCTCATTATTTGTAGTACTTGTGAGTACTACACTTCTTTAAAGATTTGTAAAGCATGCAAATGTTTTATACCTTTAAAGGCAAAGTTGAGAAGGACTAAGTGTCCTCTCGGAAAATGGGAGAGTATGAATGGATATGATGAAAAAAGGAATGGCATGGTTAAAAGCTAGAGTCTCTGAAAGAACTTCATGGGACGGAGCTGTTATTTGTGCAGGTTGTTTGGTAGTCATTTTAACAGGTGGTTTAGCTAAAGCATTAGCATGGGCAGGTCTTATATATGGTGTATGGACTTGTTACATGGAAGAAAAATAATGCCTTACCACAGTGGAAAAAAGAAGAAAAAGAAAAAAGGTGGCAAAAAGAAGAAGGGCATGAGGCATCATGGCTGTTAGACGTAGAAGACGAAGAGCAAGCGCCAAAAAGCGTAATGTTCCTACTAACAAGAAATTGTATGCAAGGGTAAAAACGGCGGCCAGACGAAAGTTCGCCGTTTATCCCAGTGCTTACGCAAATGCTTGGTTAGTAAGAACTTACAAGAAGCGTGGAGGTAAGTATCGTCGTGGTTAAAAAAAGAACAAGTATGAAAAAACTTACCAAAAAACAACAAGCTACTTTACGAAAACATTCTAGTCACCATACTAAGAAACATATGTCGTTTATGAGAGCTCAAATGAGAAAAGGTAAAAGTTTTACTGCATCTCATAAAGCTGCTATGCGTAAGGTGGGTAAATAATGGCTACTGGAGGACTTACTAAATGGTTTGGGCAAAAGTGGGTAGATATTGGAAGACCTAAGAAAGGAGGCGGATACCATAAATGTGGAAGAAACAAAGCCAAGACAGGTCGAAAGAAATATCCTAAATGCGTACCAGCTGCAAAAGCAGCAAGAATGAGTAAATCTCAAATTAGGTCAGCAGTAAGAAGAAAAAGAAAAGTAAAACAAGGTGTAGGCGGAAAACCAACAAATGTAAAAACTTTCGCAAGGCGAGGACGTAAAACCGTTCGTCGCAGAAGGAGATAAGATGGCTCTATCAGCAAAACAAAGAAAATTACCAAAGGCATTACAAAAAGCAATTCTTAAGAAAGGCAAGGGAAAAAAGAAAAAAGGAATGAAAAATGGTAAGAAGAAGAAGACCTACAAAGGTAAAAAGTAAACGTGATTCTAGATTAAAAAGAGCAGGCGTACGAGGATTCAACAAACCAAAGCGTACGCCTGGACACAGAACTAAGTCACACATTGTTGTGGCAAAAGTTGGAGCTAGAATCAAAACAATTCGTTTTGGACAAAAAGGAGCCAAAACGGCGGGTAAACCTAAGGCTGGCGAATCCCGTAGAATGAAAATGAAGCGTAAGTCTTTCAAAGCAAGGCACGCAAGAAATATAGCAAAAGGTAAGATGTCAGCCGCTTACTGGGCAAACAAGGTAAAATGGTAAAGAAAATTAAAGAAACAGCTTTAAAAGTTTGGAACATAATAAATGGCAAAGATGCAGATATGGACGGAGACGTTGATATTCATGACGCAATGTTAAAAGCTAAACAAAAAGCAAAGAAAAAACAGGAGAAGTAAATGAGATTACTTGGTTCAGAAGCCGCATGTGGTACAACCGCAGGTGCGTCTAGCAACTTCGGTGAAGCCGATGATGTGAGATTAGTTAATACTGGAAGCACTAATAGACTAGTTAGTGTAACAGATTCATCTAATAACGTAGTAGCTACTTTTACTCTTATAGCGGGAGAAGTAACATTCGTTCGTAAGAAGAGAGAAGAAAAAATATTTGCAGCACATGCCGAAGTATTAGCTGTAGGTGTGGTAACGCCATAATGAAGGATAGCGTCTGGTTAGATGATGTAGCAGAAACTTGCACAATCACTCTTAATGTTTTGCAAAAGAAAGCAGAACAAAGAGGTAAGTTATCGCACGCAGATCAAACCATGACTGATTTATGTCTAGGTTACTTATACTTATTAAGTATATGTGATAAAAACTTACTATTTGAAGATGATAGTATACTAGGCTTAACGGAAATTATTAAACAAAAAACAACAATTCACTAATATGCTAGATGTAAGTAGAACAGATATTGTAAGTTCTGAACTAATGGAATTTACAGCCTCAGACAGATTTATCAAACTACCTATATCTGAATATATGAATTTGTTAGGCATAGAGCCTAACTCATCACAGACTGCACTTATAAATGCAGTCAATAACCCAAAGTATAGATTCGTGTGTGCCGCCATTTCTAGGCGACAGGGCAAAACTTATATCACAAATGTAATTGGACAGCTTGTGTCTCTCGTGCCGGGCTCTAACATATTAATTATGTCACCGAACTACTCTTTATCGCAAATCTCTTTTGATTTACAAAGACAGCTTATTAAGCACTTTGATTTAGAGGTGGTAAGAGATAATGCAAAAGATAAAGTTATAGAACTATCTAATGGTTCTACTATAAGAATGGGTTCGGTTAATCAAGTAGACTCTGCCGTAGGTAGGTCTTATGATTTAATCATCTTTGACGAGGCAGCATTAGCAGATGGAAAAGATGCTTTTAATGTAGCACTACGTCCTACTCTAGACAAAGAAAACAGTAAAGCTGTATTTATTTCAACGCCAAGGGGAAGAAATAATTGGTTTGCTGAGTTTTGGCATAGAGGATTCAGTGAAGAATTTCAGGACTGGGCATCAATAAAAGCAACTTATCACGAAAACCCAAGGTTTAGTGAACAAGACATAGTTGAAGCTAAAAAAGCAATGTCTCAAGCAGAGTTTGCTCAAGAGTATCTCGCTGACTTTAACACATACGAAGGACAAGTTTGGAACTTTAACTTCGAAGAATGTGTTGCAGACCTAAGTCAGTTAGATACTAGCAAAATGGATGTGTTTGCGGGGCTAGACGTAGGATACAAAGACCCAACAGCTTTATGTGTTATAGCATATGATTGGGACGAACAAAAATATTATCTAGTAGACGAGTACATGGACGCCGAAAGAACTACTGAACAGCATGCAGTAGAAATACGCAGAATGATAGATAAATATAATATTGACTGGATTTATATTGATTCAGCAGCGCAACAAACTAGATTTGACCTAGCGCAAAATTATGATATATCTACTATTAATGCGAAAAAATCAGTTCTAGATGGAATAGGACACGCAGCAGGAATTATCGACAATGACCTTCTCATTATAGACCAAAGATGTCAACAATCATTATCAGCAGTTGACCAATACCAGTGGGACCCTAACCCTAACTTAATCAAAGAAAAACCTAAACACAATATGGCATCTCATATGTCAGATGCTTTACGTTATGCACTTTATACCTTTGAGACATCAGCACATACTTTTTAACTATGACCTACCAAAAAATAAATGTTGACAAGAAGGTGAATTTTTGGTATAATTTTAACTAATAGGAATTTATGGATTTAAAAAGAGATTTAGTCAAGTACGTTAGAGATAAAGCCAAATCAGGATATAAGAAAGACACCCAGTGCTTTATTTGTGGAGAAACAGATAATTTAGAGTTTCACCACTTCTTCGGAATGACTGAGCTATTACACAAATGGTTGAAGAGTAACAAAATTACGATTACCTCAGCCGATGAAATAATGAATCTGCGGGAACAATTTATTGAGGAACACCTCACCGAAGTTTATGACGAAGCTGCAACACTATGTAAAACCCATCACATAAGACTGCATAGCATTTATGGTAAAAGACCAAAACTAGAATCAGCAATGAAACAAAAACGATGGGTGAAGATACAGAGAGACAAATATGGCATGGTATGATAGATTTTTGGGTATAGAAAGAGAAGAGAAGTTAAATCCTGCTCAATCTTTTATTGGCCTAGAAGAAGGAATGTCAATAGATACTCGTGAGAAGAAAGATAATTATCGCTCAGCTTACGAAGAACTAGAAGTAGTTAACAGGGCTGTCAACATGATTGTTGACGATAGTGCTGACATACCTTTCGAGGTAGGAGACAAAATTAATGGGTTAACGCCTATGGTTCAAAATGTTCGTAGAAGTCGTGTAGACTTATTACTAAATAGAGAACCAAACCCTTTTCAGGATATCAATACTTTTAAGAGAAATCTTATTATTGATTTACTGATTGATGGAAACATCTTTATATATTATGATGGTGCCCATCTCTATCATTTACCTGCAAATAACGTTACTATAGAATCTGATACAAAGACCTATATTAGCAAGTATGTATATGATGGTCATATAGACTACACCCCTTATGAAATAATACATATTAAGGAAAACTCATTCAAATCAATATACAGGGGTGTACCTAGATTGAAACCAGCTTATAGAACTATGTATTTAATGGATAGTATGAGAAAGTTTCAAGATAACTTCTTCAAAAATGGAGCAGTTCCAGGATTAGTACTAAAAAGTCCTAATACTCTTTCTGACAGAATTAAAGAAAGAATGTTACAGGCTTGGGCTACTAGATATAATCCTAAAAATGGAGGAAAAAGACCTCTTATATTAGATGGCGGTTTAGAAGTAGATAGTTTAACTAAAGTAAACTTTAAAGAACTAGACTTTCAACCTTCAATCGCTGCTAATGAAAAAATAATTTTAGAAGCAATGGGTGTACCACCAATTTTATTAGATGGTGGAAACAATGCAAACATTAGACCTAACCATAGATTGTATTACTTAGAAACTATACTACCTATTGTTAGAAAAATTGGTTATGCTTGTGAAAGGTTCTTTGGGTTTAAACTTGTTGAAGATGTACATGGAGTTCCAGCACTACAACCAGAACTTAGAGACCAAGCAGCATACTATGCTACTTTAGTAAACACAGGTATTATGACACCTAACGAGGTCAGAGACGCAATGAACATGGAACCAATTGATGGACATGATGAATTGAGAGTACCAGCAAATATAGCAGGTAGCGCAACTAACCCAGAGGAAGGTGGTAGACCACCTGAAGAAACAGAGGAAGAAAACAATGAATAGACCACAAGTACTAAAAGTATTAATGGAATACTTTGATAAGAAAGGAAAGGTTCTTTCTATTGATGAGTATAAAGCAGCAGATGACGCTCCAATGCGTTTTATGGTTGCAAAAAGAGCTTTTGGCTCATGGGCAAGAATGATACAAATGGTTGAAGCAAAAAAGGCAACAGTAGTTGTTGAAGCTCCAAAGCCAGCCCCTAAACCAAAGGCCAAGCCAGCTCTTAAAAAAGCTGTGAAGAAAGGTAAGTAGTTATGTCAGATAAAATTTTTCATTGGTCATCAACATTTAAAACATTAGGCGAAGATGATGATGGAAGTGTGAATATCAAAGGATATGCTAGCACTAACGCATCAGATAGAGCGGGTGATTGTATTGACCATGACGCATGGACTAAAAATGGTGGATTGGAAAACTTTAAAGGTAATCCAATAATTCTTTTTAACCATGACTATAACAGACCAATAGGTCGTGCTACTTCATTAGAAGTAAACGACAAAGGCCTCGAACTTGGAGCTAGAATCTCTAAGTCTGCAGGCGATGTAAAAGATCTTATAAAAGATGGCGTACTTGGAGCATTTTCCGTGGGTTTCCGAGTCAAGGACGCAGATTATCTAAAGGAAACCGACGGATATAAAATAAAGGACGCTGAGCTATTCGAAGTGTCTGTTGTAAGTGTACCTTGCAACCAGACAGCAATGTTTTCGATTGCGAAATCATTCGATTCTCAATCAGAATACGATGAATGGAAAGCTGAATTTACAAATGACGTAAAACAGGCTCATGAGATGGAAGCAGTAAAAACTGACGAAATTGATGCGCCACAAGCCGTGGGTAAAACCACTCAACAGGAGAGACATATGTCTACAGAAAAAACTACTCCAAATGCTGAGTTTGACTTAAAAGCATTCGCGGAAGAGGTGGCAAAATCAACTGCTGCTAAAATCGCAATGCAACAAGCAGAACAAAAAGCAAAAGAAGTAAGCGAAGCTGAAGAAAAAGCTGTTAAACTGGAAACAGAAGTAGCAGAAAAAGAAGCTGAGCAAGAAAAAGTTAAAACAATAGTAACTGCCGGAATTTCAGGAGCTGAACAGCTCGTAAATGACGTTGAAAAACGCGTTTCAGAAAGACAAGGTGATTTAGAATCTGTTGTTAATGAACTACAAAAAGACCTAGCTGATAAAAAAGATGAGATTAACGCAATGCGTGAGTCAAAAAGACATTTTTCAGATAGACAAAACAGTGACTGGCAGAAAGCCTTCCAAAGCGACATTGATGACGCTTGG